TTCGCAGAAACCGCGTTCTATTTCTGAAGTACGGTTCATTTTTTGCCTCATCTTGACGGATTTATGAACTATAGGTTTTCCCTGTTTGGTAAGCGTGCAGATGGTGGACGGTTTTCGTTGATATACCGCCAAAAAACCCGTACTGTATAGGGTTGTGCTGTGGTGCTGGATTTGGTCTAGTTTAGTCTGAATGGCTATACTAATGGCTATACCTCACGGATTGGAGCACGCATGGGGTACGGGGACGGCAGTATCTATTTTTCGGAGAAGCGCGGCCTATGGTTCGCGGCAGTCGAGGACGGTTGGAGCGATACCGGGAAACGCCGCCGCCGGGTCGTATCGAGTAAAACCCGTGCAGGGGTCAGGGCTAAGTTAGAGAAACTCAAACGGGATATTGCGGCGGGGTCTACAGGCGCTAATCCTACCGTGAAAGAATATGCTGATTCATGGCTTGAACAGAAAAAGTATTCGGTAAAGCCGAACACATATAACGGGTTTAAGCGTTGCATTACTATTCTTAATGGCGCTATCGGGAAAAAACGTATTACTGAGGTTACTGGCAGGGAACTAGAAAATATTGGATATAGGCAGCTTTCTAAAGGTTCATCTTCGTCTTATGTGCAGTTGATGCAGACTATTTGGGCAATGATGTTCGGGGACGCGGCACGCGACGGAATAGCCGTGCGCCGCGATGTGGAAGGGTTCAAGAAAGTTAAACGCGGGAAGACTAGGCGGACTTCAATACCGCGTGAGGATGTCGGAAAGCTGCTAAAGCAGGCTCGGAGAACCCCGGGCGGTGTGCGATGGGGGATAGCGCTTATCCTAGGATTGAGACAGGGAGAGGCGCTTGGGTTGCGTTGGGAGGATATTGACCTGGACGCGGGTGTTCTTACTGTCTCATGGCAGCTGCAGGGGTTTACCGGTCAGATGCCGGGCGGGATGGAGACTATCCCGCTGGTGGGTAAATATTGTTTGACACGCCCTAAAACGGGTTCGGGCGAGCGGGCTATCCCCCTAACTGGGAGTATGGTGGCGTGGCTACGGGAGTGGGAGGCGATAGCACCGAAGAACCCTTGGGGGCTGGTATTTCAGTCGGTGCGGGGCAAGCCGGTACCGACGGAGGCTGACCGGACGGGGTGGAAAGACTTACAGGCCGCGGCGGGTGTGAAACGCCCTAACGGGAAACCCTACATTTTGCATGAGGCAAGGCATACCGCGGCCACGCTCATGTTGGAGGCTGGTGTTTTGCCGGTGACGGTCGCGGCTATCATGGGGCATTCCGGTACACGTATGCAGGCGGTGTATCAGCATCCGGGGCATCGGCTGGAGTTGGAGGCTCTGACTAAGGTCGAGGGGCTGATAGGTGGCTAGAGTTGGCGGCGTTCGACTTGTAGCGGGGGCGTGTCGATACCGAGCATGTTGCGGGCGGCTTTCGTGTCGCCGGTGGCTTCTACTAGGGCGATAGCGCCCGCATAGTCCCGCGATTTCAACGTTTCGGCCTCGCCGTCGGTGACGGGTATCCCGGCGGCTTCCAACATTTTCAGCCCGGTTTCTATGGTCATGATTTTCCCGGTTACGGCTTCGGTGACGGTTTTCACTACGGTTTCCTGGTCTTTTGGCATGAATGCGCCGAACACCAGCTGTGCCGGGGCGGTGGTTTTCAGCACGCCTTGCAGCATCAGGAACCGTTGCAAGAATTTTAGGAGCAGCCCATATTTGGGGGCGCGCGCCAAACGCAAAGACCTTACCAGCGCGTTCAAAGGCGAGTATTGGATTTGTAGCGCGACACCGGACTGAGTGGACTGTGCAGCGCCTAAAGCGACTTCGGGGATACGGGCATTACGAGACAGCCGCGCCAGTAAATCCTTTTGCCGGTTGCGGATTTCCGCAAGCTGCGGGGCGGTATTGATCGCGGTCACAGTCCCGCCCTTGTTCAGGTTGAAGATAGCGCCGGGCTTCACCACGAGGGGGGCGCGGTTGGAGGTGGCGGGCAGAGCCGCGGGGTCGGAGATGGCGAGCATGGGGGTGCCGGTGGTTGCCGCGGCCGCGGTCGCGTCTGTGTCCGTGTGATACAGGTCGTCTAGGAGTTGGATTAGGGGCGTGAGTATGGACGTGCCAAAGTGTTCCACGCCGGTGACGGTATTGGGTAGGTGGATGACGGGAATGAAGTCTACCCCCATAGGCAAATCGTTTACTTCCTGCCCCTGGGTGTTGATGCTGTAGATTGCGTCGCGTGGCGCTAGGTTGAGGCTCGCGCCACCGGCGCGCCATTTTGCCTCGGTTACGAAGCATTCCACCGTGGCGGGTTTGTCAGCCCATGGCACATTATAGGGTTGGACGGGTTTTAGTTCGTAGGTGGTGCGTTTTATCCATGCTTTCCCGTCCTGGTCGGTGTATTCCCAGCCTAAATGTATTTTGGTTGGGTATTGGGCGCGGGAATCGTCATCGTAGACGGGGAAATAGAATCCGGGGTCGATTACGGACACGTGTGGCCGGGTTTCGCCTGCCTCGATGAGATATACCGCGTCGCCGAGGGTGGTGGTTTTCCGTTCGGCTTCTAGGAGGGTGAGTAGGAAATTGTCGTGTGTCGCCCAGTCTCGTAGCGCGGCCTGTACGTCCTCGTCGGGGGATTGGATTTCTTGGCTGTCGCCCATAACCGCGGAAACTGTCTGCTCTATCAGTAGGGCGGGTTCGCCATATTCCCGGAGCTGATCCAGGTTCGGGGTTAGCTGCCAGGCTGTGCCGGTGGCGTAGGCTGCGAGGATATTGTAGGCGGTGAGGCGGCGGGTTTCCCCTACGGGTATCCAGGGTGCGTTTACCGTGTACCGGCTCAGGTGGTGGTTTAGTCCGGCGTATTGGTCTATCGTGAGCGGCATAGTCATAGTCATGTCCTTTCTACATGTCTAATTTTAGTTGTTGGTTTGTGTGATTCTTGGGGGGCATAAATGGGATTATGGTGGTAAAGGATTGGAGTTGCTATGAAGAAGTTTGCTGCTGTTATCGCCGCCGGGGTTATCGCATTAGGGTTAGCCGGGTGTGAGACGGATTGGAAATACACCGTTTCCGAAGCCGGAAAGGCTAATTTTGAAGTCTTTTTCACTATGCACGATTCAGAAATCAGTGATTATCAGAAGAATCTTGCCGCGGGGTATAGCTTTTTCCCCGGTATGAAGCCCCCTGCTGCGGATTGCGCATATTTAGCGCAACGGCTGAACGAGAAAAATTTTCTGCCTAGTAAGGCGACGGCTGATGAAGTGCCCGCGGATGGTGGCGGGAAAGCGTGCAAGATTATCGTGCCGGGGGTCTCGGACGGGTCAGCGCAGAGCGTGAATAAGTCTGCTGGAGTTGAGGTAAACGGGGGTTCCTGGGTTTTTAGGCTTCCTGCTGATACCGCGAAATCTATGATTAGGGCTAATGATGAGGCTGTTAAAGTAATGTCCCCGTTAGGGGAAAAACCGGCGGCGATGCTTGTCGTGCAGATGCCGGCTGATATTACGTCAGCTAAGAGCGGGGAGAGAGATTTGCCTTTTGAGGGCGATACTGTGAGAGTCCCTATGAGTGATATTGCTGACGGGGTAGAGGTCCATGCGGGGGAAACGGTGGGCTTGCTAGGTTTTGTGTTGCTCGCTGGGTTTCTTGTGGTTGCCGGGCTGATTGTGGCTGTGGTGGTTTTGGTGTTTAGGAATCGCCGGTTGAAGAATCAGAACCAGGGCGGGGGGCTGCCGGGGGCAGCTGGTTGAACCTGTCGAAAATATCGACAGGTTGCCCCGTGACCCTAAAACGAGCCACGGGGCAACCTGCATTTTATTCAGTTATCAGGGTAAGCCACCTCAGTTAGCGGCTTACCCATATTCGGGTTACCCATCGACGCACGGCGTAACAGCTCACGCGCCAACTCCATATCCGTAGCCTTTTCAAGGACAGGTTTCATTTCGTCCCTAATATCAGCATCAGTAAGGAAACCACACTCATAGAGCGCAGTTACAGGGTCTAGCCCTTGACTACGAGCCAGAATAATGACCATGTCCGCGTCCACGTCCCCGCGCTGGATTTGGCGGTTCAACGTGGACTGGACGATACCGGCGGCTTTCGCCAAGGAATTCACAGTTAAATCCCTATCTACCAGCAGCCTTTCAATCCATTCGTTCGTGTTCATGTCTCTAGTATAACCCAGAGATAAGCAAAATGCAAAACATTCGAAGGCGAGACGCTTGACAAAGGTAAGCGAAGTGCCTTAGAATCGATAGCATAATGCTTGACAAGACGGAAAGGGAGGCAAGCATGAACAGGAAACTACCTGATGAAACCGCTGGCATGTTGCGGCTTCGCCCTAACGTAGGTGAACGCTTAATGCGTATTCACAATCTTCCGAGCCTGGAAATGTTGGCGCAGCTGCTAGGCGAGGACGAAACCCGGCTGCGGGCATATCTGGAAGGTCAGCTAGTGCCAACTCCGCAGCTTATTGCCGCGGCGATGCGGTCAGGGCTTGGAGCGGCTGAGGTAATCGAGTACACGCCGGCGACCACGGTCAAAACGGCGGCATAAGAGGAAAGAGGAAACAATGATTACACAAGATATTGCCCGGTTCGAGTTCGATAGCCAGGAACTGCGTACCGCGACCGTGGACGGGGAAACCCTGTTTTGCGGTAAAGACGTGTGCACAATCCTCGGATATGAGCGTCCGAGCAACGCAATTAATGCGCATTGCAAGGGGGCCCTAAAACGGTGCCCCCTTGAAACCCCTGGTGGGACGCAAGAATTCACGTTTATCACCGAACCGGACCTGTACCGGCTCATCACGCACTCGAAACTACCCACCGCCGAAAAGTTCGAGCGCTGGGTGTTTGAGGACGTACTACCCACAATCCGGAAAACGGGCATGTATGCGACACCGGAGGCAGCAAAGTATTTCCTGCAAGACCCGCAAGCCCTCATGTACACGCTCCAAGCCCTACAGGACGAAAAAAATAAGACAAAAGCGCTAGAGCAGAAAGTGCAGCAGGACGCGCCGAAAGTCCTGTTTGCTGACGCTGTAGCCACCTCAAAAAACAGCATCCTGATCGGTGACCTAGCGAAAATCCTACGCAGCAACGGGATACAGATAGGACAGAACCGGCTGTTCGAGTGGCTCAGGGACGAAAACTATCTGTGTAAAACCCGGGGCGACCGGTGGAACATGCCCCGACAGTCTGCGATGGAGCAAGGACTTTTCGAGGTCAAACAGACCGTGATTAATAACCCTGATGGGACGGTACGGGTGACGAAAACCACGAAGGTCACCGGTAAGGGACAGCAGTATTTCGTGAACAAGTTTTGCCGGATGGCGGAGGTGGAAACCCATGCCTGTGAGTGACTACATGACTGTGAGAGAGGCGGCAGAGTATGCGCACCTCGGGCAATGGACGCTGAGGGAGGCGATGCATTCCAGCGTGAACCCGCTGCCGTATTTCGCTACCCCCGGCGGCAAAAAACATCTGATTGACCGGAAAGATTTGGACGCATGGATGGAAAGGCAAAAACGATGAGCAAATCGAAACCTGATATTAGGTTGCGCGCCAATGTGGTTGTGCGTGAGGACGGTAAATGTTTCCGCTGCGGTAAACAGGTCGCCATTTATGAAGACGAAACCTACCACAATTTGCCGGTAGTGAAACGGATAGCAGAGTTTTCGATTCATCACCGGAAACCGCGCGGCATGGGCGGCTCTAACAGCCTGGACGTGAATATTTTCCCGAATCTTATTGTTTTGTGTGGGACGGGAACGACTGGTTGTCATGGCTGGGTTGAATCCCACCGGGAGCAAGCCTATAAGGATGGGCTGCTGATACATAGCGGTATAGGTAATCCTATTTTGACCCCGGCGTTTAGTGAATATCGCGGGTGTTGGATTGACCTTACTACGGGGCTAATCGTCGTGGATACCCCGGAAACAGATGAAGAATAGACAGATTGGAGAAACATTATGGGTGCGAAAATCTTGGACTTCCTGAAAAAGAAAAAAGAAACCGAAACCAAAACTGAACATATTGATTTGGTGAGCAAAATCAGCTGGCGGGATATAGACGCGGACACACTTAAAGCGTTTTTCCTGCAATGGGAAACCTACGCGGAAAAAGTGGACGCGGACACGCAACTATACGGCTGTCACACATATGACGATGGCTATCGGGACGCGATTCTCGACCTTATCGACCATATCGGCGACGTGTGTGCTGCGATGCCTGAGCCGGTATTGGATTTGGACGGATGGCACAAATAGACCCTGCTTATATTGCCCGGCTTGAGTCTCGTATTGAGCTTTTAGAGAACCAGGTACGGGCGGCGATTAGACAGATCAGTTTCATTCAGATTGGAGATAAGAAGAATGAAGAACATCGAAACCTTGAAGCCCCCGAATGATTTACATGAAATCACGGGCGGCAAATATGATATGCCTAACCCTGCATATCATTCTATGTATTGGACGCTCTCATCGAGCGGAGCGCGGCAAATCCTGAAATCCGCTATCCGTTTCCACTATGAGCAGGAGCACCCGAAACCGCAATCCAAAGCGTTCGAGGACGGGACTTTGTGGCACGCCTGGATGCTGGAGGGCGGGAAAAATGTGGAGTTCGTGGACGCGAAAAACTGGCTTACGAAAGCCGCGAAACAGGCTAAGGAGGATATTAAAGCAAGGGGCATGATACCTGCCCTCATAGAGGACAAGACCATCCTGGAGGACGCTTTGCGGGCGCTCATGGCTAACCCTGACGCAGCCGACCTGTTGAACCCCTTGGAGGGGGAAGCGGAGGCATCATATTTCACGACCGACCCCGAAACCGGTGTGCTACTGCGTACCCGCCCGGACTGGCTCACCTGGAAAAACGGCAAGCTGACGATCGTGGACTATAAGACAACTACGGACGCGACCCCGGAAGGGTTCACAAAGGCGGCCGCGGGGTTCGGATACCACCAGCAAGCAGCATGGTATCTCGACCAGCTAAAAACCGTGTACGGCGTGAATAATGCGGAGTTTGTGTTTATCGCCCAAGAAAAAGAACCCCCCTATCTTACCGGCGTGTACACGCTGGACATGCCCGCCCTGCTGGAGGGGCAAGACGCTAACCGGGACGCTATCAGCCTGTTCGCAAAATATGAGCGTGACGGCTGGCCGGAAATTTGTCAAGGCAAAACCGAACTGAGCCTACCCAGCTGGGCTTTCAGGAGGTGAAACCAGTGACCGATGTTCGATATGACGATAAAGACTTTCTGGAAAAACTCACACGTCAAAAAGTGTCTACCGCTGCCGTTTTTATGTTGTTAGCCTATTGGGAATATCTACTTGCACTTAATCCCGAGTTCGCAAAACACAAGGTGGGAAGGGGCCAAACTAACGTGTGGCGTAAAGACCCGCTTTATGTGGCCGCAGAGGATTTCCTGGCATTCAATATGCGAGACTTCTTTGCCGCTTTCGCTAAAGAATGCCCTGAATATATGGCAGAACTAGCCCCCAAACTGGAGTTTATTGCACAGTTCTTCCAGAATATTTGGGAACAGGTACGAAAAACCGACCGAAATATTCCTGAACTAATATTCCCGAACCTCGAACCAACTATTAAGGAGAACCAAGAATGAGTACCGAACTTACAACTATCCAGTCACAAAAAGAATACGCAGAAATATTATCAGCTAGTAACCTGCTGCCGCGCGCATACCAGAAACAGCCCGCTAATGTTTTCACGGCTATGGCCATGGGCGAAGCCCTCGGACTAAAACCTATCGAGGCCATCAACTCGATTAACGTCATCCAGGGCAAACCAGCATTATCGGCGGAACTGATGGGGGCGATGGTGCGCCGGGCAGGACACAAGCTGCGTATCACGTGTACGAAAAACCCGCCGACCGCGACCGCGACCCTGATACGCAGGGACGACCCGGATGCGCCGTTTACTGTGACTTGGGACGAGAAAGCCGCCACCCGTGCAGGGCTGTGGATGTCGTCACCGTCGTGGCAAAAATACCCTGACCAGATGATGCGGGCGCGCGCGATTACTGAGGTGTGTCGCATGGGGGCGGCGGACGCGCTTTCCGGGTTTGTGTATACGGCTGAGGAGCTGGGCGGTGAACCGCAAGACGTTTTCAGTCCGTCGCCGATTGTCCAGCCGGTACAGGCCGCCCCCGAGACGGAGACGGTGGAGGTTATCGAGGTGGTAGAAAACCCCGAACCGAAGCCAGAGCCTGAGCCGGAGATGAAGCCGAAACGGAAACCGGGACGGCCGCGCAAGACCCCCAAGCCGGAAGAACCCCCTGCCCAGGATACAGAAACAGCCCCTAGCGGCGACGAAACCCCCCTGATGGTGGACACGGTGACGGGTGAGGTTATCGCCCCGGAAACCGGCAAACAGCCCCCCGAACAGGGTAGTCCCGAAGATACCGACTATCACCTGGCGCTAGTGCGCGAGTATCAGGACATTTTGGGTATCGCCGAGGAACGTATGCAGGCCTCGGCGGTGTGGGCGATGCAGGGAGACGCGCCCGCAGGGGAATGGACAACCTGGCCAGCCAGAACCCTAGAAGCCATATGGCGCAACCTGCGTAAAGAGGCCGTGAACCGTGGACTGATAAAGGAGGGCGAATAATCATGACTGACTTCTATACCGCTTTCCATGAGCGCACAAACCTGATTATTCAAGACACTCGTAAACAACTCGAAAACTACAAAATCGAGGTGAAATATCGAGACGGTGTATACCGGCATTTGGAATGCCGTAACCCCGCGAATGAGTGGGAGTGTAGCTTCGAGATACACACCGCGCCGTATGTGGTGACGATTCTAGGCGACTGGTGCAAGGCATACACGCTGAAACGCGAACAGGATATGCTCACGGAATTCCTAAATACCGATGAACCGAACATAGGTTATTGGGCTGAGAGAGTCCAAAACCGCACCAGCCTGGAAGCTACCGAATATGAATTCGTGAAACTTTGTCTTTTCGACTGGTTGGACGAATGGACAGAAGACTACATGAACGCGGAAACGCTCAATGAGTGCAAGCGCGAGCTAGAGAAATGGATAGACATAGACGACCCCGATATTGTCAGGCATCTGCGCGACTGGGAATTCTGCTACCGGGATAAAGAAGGTTACATCGTGGAGACTGAACCATTTCGCACTTTCGACTACGAGGATGCCTTCTGGGACGTGTGGACAGAGGAATGGATACGGGTCTGCGAACTCCTGCGCTGGACGGCCTGCAAGGTCGCGGCGATGGAGGCCACGCAATGAGAGCCCGGGAGCCGTTTATCAAGGTAGCGCAAAGAATATATTACCGCCCGAAAATAGGGCGACTAACCCCGGTGGAGCGCGACGCATATTTTTGTTCCTTGTGTGTGGCAGGTGAGACGAACCAGGACGGGGCGTTTTCGATATTCACCGTGACGCGGCTCACAGGGACAGACATCGACGATTTACAGGGGCTGATTCCTGGATTGTGGGAGCCGACATCTGACGGGGATATTTTCACGGTTCACGATTGGCTGGATTGGAATCTGAGCGCGGAGGAACGTGAATACCGGTCGTTTATTTATTCAATGAACGGGGCGAAAGGCGGTAGACCTGCGAAAACACAGGATGGCGAAACCAATCCGAAACCTAATAGGTATCACGATAAAAGCAATTTGGAAGCTGATGGAAAGCAATCTGAAAGCTATCCGAAAGCTAACGGAAACCAAAACGAAAGCAAAACGAAAGCAGAATTAAGAAGTAAGAAGAAAGAATTAAGAAGAAAGAAGAAAGAAGAAGAAATAAATAATAATAATAATAATTTATTACGCGCGCGCGCGCGAGGAAAACCTAAACCCCCGGAAACCACGCTACCGGCAGACTGGAAACCCACCGAAAACCACGAGGCTAAATGTGCCCAGCTAGGGATCAGCCTCGCCGAGGCGGTAGAAGTTTTCAGGGATTGGGCGGGGGATGAGAAAACCTCAGCCCGCTGGAATCAAACTTTCGCTACCGGCCTGAACCGGTGGATACCGCAAGAAATCTTGAAGCGGCACGAGGCTAGGAACGCAGCCGCAAAACTAGGGCAGGTCATGAGGCAGGTCATGTTGCCGCTGCCTGATGATTGGATACCCAACGGGCAAGGCGAGAACCTCGCTATCCAGGCGGGTATCCGGGATATAACCGCCGCGGTACAAGCTTTTAGGGATTGGACGAAAGCTAGAGCCGTCCTAGCGGCTGACTGGGACGCGCAATGGCGTAGCGCTCTGCGCTGGCTACCCGAGGCGGTAAACCGCGGCCGCGGGCGTAACCCGGCCGATGAGCTGGACAAGGCAGAAGCAGAACTAACCAAGCTGCTGGAAGCCCGAACCAAACAACCACCCGCCAGGGGCACAGAAACCGGGCATAGAGGCGGGAACCCACCCAACCCGCTACCTGTAGACCCCCGGCCGATAAACCCGCCGGAAAACCCCCAAAACAACAATAACCATAACACGCCAGGTTTTACCGAGCCACCATTCTAAGAGACAGGACACCACCATGAACCCCCCAAACCTCAACATAAAAGCCGCAAAAGAATGCCTAAACATCCTCACACGCACAAAACCACACCTATACGAAAACCCCCGCGACCTACTCCCAATCTGGGCAGAAGCACTCGACCCAGACCTACCCCCCGCAACAGCACACACACTCACCATCCAAGCCTACCGAGAAGGCACCGAATTCATCAGCCCCGCAGACATAAACCGGTACTGGCACGCCCTAAAACAGCAACGCCTCCAAAACCGACACGAACCACCAGACCCACCCCACGAAATCGCCACCAACCCCAACGCCTACCACGAATACAGGAAAACCTACATTCACCAAATCGCCTGGGGAATAAAACCCGAAATCGCAAAACACCAAGCACTCGTAAACGCCAACCAAAAACTCCAAATAGGAGCAAAAAAATGAGCAAACGCCTAAACAATGTCAGCCCAGCACCACTAGAACTAAAACCCCTCATCGAAAAATACCGGACAGAAACCTGCCAGGACGGCGAATGCCTAAAAGTCACACCCCAACAATGGGACGAAATGCAACAAACCGGCGAGGCAATCTGCTTATGCCAAAAATGCCCCGTCGCCATGCAATGCCTAATCCAAGCCCTCATATATGAGGCCGGAATATCACAACTCTACCGGTATGAAATATGGGGCGGAACAACCCCCGAAGAAAGATATCTAATCGATATTACCGCCAGCCATTCCCCCGGCTCAGACAAATACGCCCGCAATAAACATTTAATCGAGGCAAGAAAACAACAAATCCACTTAAGACACGAGAAAGAAAAAGCCCAAAAAGAACACGAAAACCGGATAAAGGCAGGAGAACAACAACTATGGTAGAAACACACACGGTTGTATTCAGCCACGAACTAAAAGGAATATGGTTCACCGCCAACTACCGGCTCGACAAATGGGAAAAAGCCAGACGTGTGAAACAAGCCAGACGAATCAGCTGGGCAAAATTCCACGCCTGCCCCCAATACGAAAAAGCCACCCTCACCATCAAAGTCATAAACCGCACCGGCAGACGATTCGACCCACTCAACGCCGCCGACATAATCAAACCCCTAATCGACGGAGCAATAGACGCAGGAATACTCCCCGACGACGACGAAAAACATTTAATATCAACAACAATCATAGGAGGCCACGAAAAAGGAAAACCCAGCCACGAAATCATATTCACATTCACTAAAATAGGATAGGAGACCAATAATGAAAGTCATCAACGGATATGAGATAAACCCCGGCGCGGATTTAGAAGGCGCTGACTTACACGGCTTGAACCTCGAATATGCGAACCTGGCAGGAGCAAACCTCACCAATGCGAACCTCACCGGCGCGAACCTGAAAGGAGCAGACTTCACAGGCGCAAACCTCACAGGTACACGCCTTACCGGCATACAAAACGCCTGCCTCGCAGGCGCATACATCCCACAACCCAAAGGAAAAAAATGAAAGACATCACAATCACGATAAGCCAAATCAAAGACCCCGCCGGTATCAGCTACCACGCGGAAACCACCGGCAACCCCGACCCCGAAACCGCCCGACAGCTACTAAAAATCGGGGAAGAAATACTCACACGCAACGGAAAAATCAGTAAAGGAGCAAAACAATGAGCCTACCAACCATCACGATGAAAGGCCGACTAACAAAAGACATCGAACTACGCTACACAAAAGAGGGGAAAGCCGTCGCCAGCTTCGATGTAGCCAGCAGCAAAACCCATCTCAACCCAATAAAAAATCAATGGGAACAAGTCGGCGACACCCTATTCCTACGCTGCGAACTCTGGGGGACACCCGCCGAAAACCTGGCCGAAACCACCGCCGGGAAAGGAACCGAAGTCCTGGTCACCGGCGAGTTGCAGGCGAACAACTGGACTGACAAGCAGGGCAACAACAGGCACGACATGAAAGTCCGCGTAAACACGATAGCACTAACCCCTGCACGAAAACCCCAAGCCTCACAGTCATACCAGGGCGGCGCATGGAACGACCCACCCACGCAACAGGCATTCCCGCCCGATGCACCATTCTAAAAGAGAGAGGACACCCTAATGAAAATCATTGAGGAACGTGGAAAAATCGTCATCACATCAGGAATCAACGAAGAAGGAGACGAAGCCCTAACCGTCACCGGGACCGGCGAACTCGCAAAATCCTACATACTCGAACTAGGAGCGCTCGAAATGGCAAAAGAAATCCTCCAACGCGAACACCGCCGACAAATAAAGGAATAACCAACAAAGCCCCCCGGACACATATTCGGGGGGCAAAAAAATACCTAAATAAAACATAAGAAAAAAGACACGATAAAATAAACACACAAACCCTACAAAACCCAGAAAGGGAGGAAACACAATTGAAACCTGCCCCCTGGGAAAAACAGCCCGGTGAATCCTCCACCGACTTCAAATACTTCTGCATCTACCGCGACATGGGATATGAGCGGACGCTAGAGAAAACCTACCAGCAAGCCGGACTGAAATCGATGAATTCCGTGGCCGTGAGGTCTACTAAGCATCATTGGGTGGCGCGTGCTGCCGCCTGGGATAATCATTTGGATGGGCAACGCCGGAAAGCCCTCGAACGGGCAGCCCTGAAAGAATACCAAAACCAGTTAAAGAAAGCCGAAATCCGTACCAAAAAACTATTATCCGCTATCGACCAGGTAGACATGAATATTCCAGTAGACAGGTGGGCTAGAGCCGGAAACGAAGCAGACCAGCATCTCGAACACTTGTACGGTGGGTTCGACCGATTCCGCGCCTCGATAGACAGCGAGGGCAGGGTACGCGCCGATATTGAGGCCATGACCCCCGAAGAACGCCGCGACGAACTGCAGGCCATTATCCGGGAGGTACAAATCGAGTTGGAGACTAGCCGATGATCACCACGGAGACACTCACCCGCGCCCGGTTACTCCTGCAGGCCGTAAAGGCGGACAATGCCCGCTGGTACTGTAGTAATCCTGACTGTGACGGGCTGCCGCATGAGGGCTGGCCGCATCATCACGCACGCGCGACCCAACACCCGCCTACGGGGGCGTGGACTGAATGGCTGCTGATGACTGGGCGCGGATGGGGCAAAACCCGCACCGCGGCCGAACTGGTGCGCGATTGGGCGAAAGCACCCGGGACACAGATAGCGGTAGTAGCAAAAAAAGAATCCCTGGTACGGTCTATCTGTTTCGAGCATAAAACCTCGGGGCTACTCAATGTGATACCTAAATCCGACCAGGCAAGGTTTAACGCCTCGGGCGGCTCGGGGCGGTTTTTCCTACAGCTAAAAAACGGGTCTACGATTTACGGGTTCGGTGCCGAAGTGCCCGATAACCTGCGCGGTTTCGCGTTCGATAAGGCCTGGTTCGATGAGTTCGCGGCCTGGAACAAAACCACGGCGCAAGAAGTGTACGACATGATGTGGTACGACCTGCGCGAATCAGCCAGCCCCCAAATGGTGATATCCACCACACCGAAACCGTTAAAACACGTGAGGGACCTGGTCGGTAAACCCGGCGTGTGTATCACCCGGGGGCACACGAAAGACAACCTGCCGAACCTTTCGGCGGTCGCCCTAGACAAGCTGGAGCGCGACTATGGTAAAACCCGGCTCGGGAGGCAAGAACTCGCCGGGGAACTCATCGAGAGCATCGAGGGCGCACTCTGGGACGCGACGATGTTCCAAGACCCGGTTTTCCGACCCGACACCATGCCGCCGCTAGAGGATATTGTGGTGGGTGTAGACCCGGCGGTACGCAGCAGTGAGGGCGCGGACATGACCGCTTTCACGGTCGCGGCACGTGCTGAGGACGCGCCCGGAATGTTCCCTGACCATCTGACCCACGGCTATATCCTAGAGGCTATCCAGGGGCATTACACGCCTCGGGACGCGATGGGGAAGGCCGGGGAACTGGCACGCAAATATGGTGCGTCCAGGGTGGTGCTAGAAGCGAATAATGGCGGGGAATATTTACCGACCGTCTTACAGATGGTTGCGCCGGGGATACCGTGGAAAATTGTTCACGCCCAGCTGGATAAGCGCGGGAGGGCTATGCCGGTCGCAACCCTATACGAGCAGGGGCGTATACATCATTACGGGGACGCAGAAAAGTTCGAGGATTTGGAAAGTCAGATGGTGACGTATACGGGGGCTGCGGGTGAGAAATCGCCTGACCTTTTGGATTCGATGGTGTGGGCTTTGACTGAGCTATTCTTGTCTCCGGTGGGTCATGGTGATGTGATTGACCAGCGGATTCATGCCCGCTGACCTGCGTGTTTAGGTGTTTGTAAATACAAACCCCCGACATGACTTGCACACTACACTACAGTGTAGTATATTTATATACATGAGGGACGGAGCCAAAGCCTCCACCGGAATAAGGAACGGTCAGACCTCACAAGCACGAAAGGCAAGAAAAATGAACCGCAACGAACAAATCGAAACCCTGGAAGCCACCCTCACCGATGAGCAAGCAAAATTCCTGAGCCTGACCGACTGGGAACCGCTACCCACCCAGGAAATCTTCGACGAATGGCTCGGCGAATTCCTCACCGCATGGGACAGCGACGAAGCCGCCATGGAAAAGGCACTCGCCCACCTGGACGAAATCCTAGGCAACTAACAACAAGAAGGGGCGGGGGGACAAACCCCCCGCCCCCTATCACACCCACAAGGGGGCATCATGGACATGGACACCCAGCTAGACCAAGCCGCGAAAAACCTACAAGCCACACGGCAAGCCCAAGACCAGGCACTCGACCACGCCCGCCGCCTCACCATCCAAGCCACCCAGCAAGGCTACTCACAGCTCTCTATAGCGACCCGGCTAGGTGTGGCACGCACCACAGTCAGAGCCTGGCTAGACAAATAAAAGAGTGCGCCCCTACCAATAAGGAATGATAGGGGCGCATCCCCGCTAGTGCGGGGAAATGGCACGAAAAGCGCCAACCCCAAGTTTACACGAAAGCACACCAAAATGAGCAGAAAAACAAAACCCAGCCCGCAAACCCTGCCTTTAATCCGAGACAGTATTATCCGCGACCTCACCGGTAGCCTCGCTACCGGCATCGCGACCCAGCTAGAAATCAGCCACCTAATCGCCCCGATCACCACCACGCTAGAGGACGGTGAAATGTGGTGGGTAAAACCTGACATGGCGCGGCTCGCACAAACCGCCGCCGATACTATCCCCCCCAGCGCCCGGTTCGAGGACTATATGCCTTCCCTCGGAGGCATCTGTATCTGGGAAAAGGGCATCACCCTCACCACCGGGCTACGCGCCACCGGCGCTATCTGGCTGCCAGTCATGGGCGAAATCATCACCACACCACTCACCCAGGACTACACCCTAGAAAATCTCACACAAGACATAACAGAGCACGAAAACCAGGAAATAAAAAAGCTCCTTACTACGACGTGGCTGCTGGCTACACAGGAAAACGTGGGAAAAATACGAGACGAAAAAACCCGGCTACGCCGCCACTGGATACCAAAACCCGAAAAAGGTCCGCGTCCTGAGCAGCAGGTGCATATCGTGACGCTACGGGAAGCGAAACCCGATAAAAACCCGCTAGACGGCGCGGCAGGAGAAAGGGAAGAACCATGGCTCACGGTGAGATTCCTAGTGAGAGGGCATTGGCGCAACCAAGCGTGTGGACCGAGACAATCCCTGAGACGGCCTACATGGGTCGCGCCCTATATCAAAGGCCCCGAAACCGCCCCCATCAAGACCGCGAAACCGACCGTGAAGGTGTGGAGACGCTAGAAGAAATCGGGCTGATTTCTCTTTTCCTCGCACCGTACCGAGGGAAAACCCTGACCCGCTACTATGCCGTGCTTTTGGACTGGTATGCGTGGTGCATCCAAGCCCGCATCCGTATGCTCGACGCACGCAGATACCACATAGAGGCGTGGGAAAAAGCCGCCCTCGACCGGGGACTAGCAAAATCCACCGTCGCGGGGCGCATGATACCCGTACGCGGATTCTACCGGTGGGCACACCAAGAAGGCCACCTAGACCGTGACCCGGCAGCCTACGCATGGACACCCACACGCCCCCGCCGCTCAAATCTAAAATGGCTATCCCGCGACCAGCTGGCTCAAGCCCTGGCAGCGTCGCTCACGATGGGGCCACCCACGTCAGGGCTGATACATTTGCTCGGCCTGAACGGGCTTCGCATAGGCGAGACCATTGCGGCTCGTGTCGAGGATTTAGAGACCGTGGACGGGCAAACCGTTCTACGGCTACCATCCCGCAAGGGCGGGGTCATGGACAGGGTGGCGCTACCCACACCGACGATACGAGCCCTAGACGGGTGTATCCGAGGACGCGACCGGGGGACAATCCTCCAAGACGGCAGGAAAAAGCTCACACAGGCTAGGGTGTATCGGCTGTGTGACCAGCTTTCGGAGGCTATCGGGCTAGATTTCAAGCTGCGTCCGCATCAGCTGAGGGCGACTTTTGTCACCCTGTCCCTGGACGCGGGCGTGTCCTTGCGGGATGTGATAGCTTCCGCGGGCTGGTCCACCCCTGCTATGGTGCATTATTATGACCGGGCTCATGCGTCGATACGACGGAATGCGTCTCACAGGCTCGCGGCATATGTGGAGCCGTACCCCCTGATTTTGCCCCCCCCTATAACCCCCGCCCCCCTGTAACAATAGAACCAGCCCCCTAGAGGGGGGGGCTGCTCAGGAATGGTGTGAATGAACCCCCCGGCGGCTTACTCCAATCAGTCACCGGGGGGACACCTAAAAACAGGGAGAGGGGACGGCTGTTGCGTAGCCTAGAAACCGTACAAGTCGAAGCAGACCAGATAAAGGAGCATCCACAAAACCCCCGCAAAGGCGACGTGGAGGCTATTAAACGATCCATGCAAGCGAACGGTGTGTATCGCCCCGTGATAGTACAAAAATCGTCGGGCTATATCCTGGCAGGAAACCACACCTACAGGGCAATGCGGGAACTAGGAGAAACCCTGATCCCGGTCGTGTACGTGGACGTGGACGATGACACCGCGACACGGATACTACTAGCAGACAACCGAACCGCAGACCTAGGCGACTACGACCACGAAATACTGATCCAGCTACTACAAGACATCCCAGACCTAGACGGTACAGGCTACGACCCGCAAGACCTCGAAAACCTGGTCAGGCTCCAGCCAGAAACTAGCCTAGACAACCTGCTAGACGAATATCCCCCCGTCGATGATGACGGGATGAGGACAATTGCCATGAAAGTACCCGAACCAATATTCGAGCAATGGACAGACTACCTTGAAAAACACGACTTCGAACCAGCAGAAGGCCTTTCCCACCTGCTTACCGCCCGCAACTAACCTGCTTGGCTCATGGTGGTATTGGCGAGAAAAAGACCTGAACGCGATACGCCCAGGAACTAGCTTTATCGCGGACTGTGGCGCATTCTCGGCCGCGACCCAGGGGAAAACAGTCACACAGTCGGACGTTACCGAATGGGTGAACACGTGGAGCAGCAAAATCACCTGGGCGGCCTCCCTCGATGTTATCGGCGACATGGATGCCACCCGCCGCAACTGGGAGCAGGCCGCCCAAAACTATGGTGTGGAATGTGTTCCGACAGTCCACTACGGGACACCGGTGGACGAAATCGGCACATACTACAGGGAGGGATGTCGCCGTATCGGTATAGGTGGCTTGGTGGGCGTTCCTGAAAGGCGACGCGGTTATTATCTTGGTCAATGTTTCAAATATGCCCGCGACCATGACATGACGATAAAGTTTCACGGATGGGGGGTCACACATCCGCCACTTTTACGTTTCCCGTTCACCTCGACCGATTCGAGCACATGGAATAGCGGCTACCGGTACGCGAGAATAGCTACCTTTCAACAAAACCGTAACATTACAATTATGGTGGACGGGAAAACTAAACCAACCAGCAGGGACATGAAATATTTGCTTGATAACTATGGAATAAAATATGAGCAAATAGAGAAAGCAAATATAGGAAACAGGTGGCTAATCGGATATATAGGCGCTAACGAGACAAGAAAACTCGAACAATATTATGCGTCTAAACGAGACTACACCATATATTTAGCGGCTCAATATGAGGATTATCAGAGAGTATCATTGTTTTATGAAAACTCTAACTACTCCAAGACATATTAGAGGACTAATATTCCTAATCCTATATATTGGCTCTATCGTCCTATCTAACCTATTCATCGGCTGGTTCGGCATCGTCCCCGTAGGGTTCGGCATGCAAGCCCCTGCCGCCGTGTGGGTCATCGGGGTCACAATGACCCTGCGCGACCTCACACAAGACCAGCTTGGTATTCCCCCCGTTTTCGTGGGTATCGTGGCGGGCGCGTTAGTGTCCGCCCTGTTCTCGCCACAACTCGCTTTAGCATCCGGTGCAGCATTCCTATTCTCAGAGGTCAGCGACCTGCTAGTGTACACGCCTATTCGGCTACGGGGACACCTTTACCTGTCCGTGGTGGCATCAAATACGGTCGGCACCGTGCTGGACACGTGTGTTTTTCTTTGGTTGGCTTTCGGGTCGCTGTCTATGGCAGGGGGGCAGATTTGGGGCAAAATGGTGGGCACATTGTTTTGCGTCCTGGCGTTGAGGCTGATTCATGGCCGTTCCCCCGCAAGGTTGCCCGCATATAAGCGCGCCCAACTGGCTCAGTCGGTAGATTAAAGTGAACCCCCCGCCCTGTATTGGCGGGGGGCAACCACATTAGAGACGGCTTACGCGACAGGCGGCGCAGGCGGCACAGGCGTATCCGACAAATAGGGAGCCTGAACCGGGCTAGGAGCAGCCAGAGACGTGAGCACACTCAAAAACGTTGCAGTCCCAGCAACGGCCAAAATCCCTACCCAATCCGCATTTAGCAGGGTCACACCGACCCCGAACGATGCGATGAGCGACTGGGCAAACGTTTTCAGAGCACGCTCCAAGACACCGACCCAGAATGCTTTATCAGTAATGTAGCTAGTCATAATATTTCCTTTCTGTTAGTTTGTTCTTGGTGGAATACCAAGTTTCTCCGCGACCTTGCCTAAAATAGATGTCCGTTTCAGCGAATCATCCATGCCAGGGAAACCAGTCAAAAGGTCTTTAATTTCACGAACCCGCGACCCTAAAGAAGTATGGTCCTTACTCATCACGATCCAGTTGGCGGTCAGCTGGTCCTGGCTAATCCGTACCGTGGGCAAAACCTGGGACAATTTCTGTAAAACATCCGGGTCTTGAATATATCGGGCATACTCGCCCTGTGTCTGATACCACCATTTCTCTTGTACCAATAGCAACATTTCCGTGTCCTTCCTCGAAACATTCTCAATTGATTTACTGTTCTTCATTGCCTCATACCATGCACGCGCCCGGCTCATATACCGGTCACGCTGCACCCCTGCGATAGCCCCCGGGCAACCCGTATTCATAAAATACTGATGCGGATACACATTCACGCCCCAAGTCGGGACACCCAGCCCATAAGCGAGACACAACGCGGCTACCAGATGCGCACCGTTCTCCAGGGTCGCGTCGCTAATCGTCCAGGCGGGCGCGCACCGGTTGTTCGCGTGCTCAATCCCGATCGTGTACGGATTCGCTTTACCCGCGTGCCAAGCCGTATCCCGGTCAGCCACCAGCTGGCCAATAGTCCCATCCACCTCAACCTGATAATGTGCGGACGCTTTCCGGGTCTGCCAAGCCCAATAACACCCCTCAGTCGTGAGCGTCCCCGCATTATGGTGCAGGACGATAGCCCTCAACCGGCTACGCCTGCCTGGCGTGTAATGCTTCCTGATAAACAGCTGTTTATCCGCGGTAAGATTAACCCAATCTTTCACAACAACCCCCTAATGCACATACTCGCTCGTTGCCTGTAGCTGCTTCATGCGCCGCTCTATCATGGTCGAGAAACGCGCGAAATCCTCAGTTAAATCTTTTATCCGTTCCCCATGCTCGCGCCTGATTTGTGCCTCCTGACGATACAAATAAATCAGATTACGCATATCGCTTTTAATACTGTCTAAATCGTCACGCATATTAGTGGAATGAGAATTAGTGACCTGTTTCTCGATAGCGTCCAGACGGCGGATAACCTCATTTTGTTTAAGGCGCGTCTCCATCTCGATAGCTTGCGCCTCAGCTTCGGTCTTATGCGTTTCAGCGCTAGTTTTTTTCCTTGAAACGATTTGAGGAATGAGCACACCAAGAAACGCCGTTATTCCCGGTATGATTACAGCCCAGAAACTCACCATCGTATCCACTTTTCCCTTACCCTTATCAACCGTCCCCAGGCTTTATAATTGTATTGTCCTACAGACAATTTTACCGGAAAGGGAAAACGATAATGCCAGGCGAAAATGAGGAAGAAATTAAGACTTTCACTAAAGACGAAATGACCCAGCGTATTAATGAGGCTCGTGCACAGGCGGCACGTGAAGGAAAAAAGGCTGTTCTGGAAAGTCTCGGGTTCGAGAACACGGACGCGCTGAAAACCTTTATTGATGATGCGCGGGTGGCTCGTGAGGCCGCGGAGAGCGAAACTGAGAAGCATGAGCGGGAACTCGCCGAGCGTGAGGCTGCGTTAGCGAAACGTGAGGCTGAGGCGGCGGCGAAAACGCTGGAGTTGGTGAAAAAGAATGCGTTAGCGTCGCTCGGGGCTACCGGCGACAACCTAGAAGACGCGGCACGGCTTTTAGACATTACCGCCGAAATGAGTAGCGAGGAAATCACGCAGGCCGCGAAAACTATTCAAGATCGGCATCCGGGAATGTTCGGGACGAAAACCCAGCCGGATATTCCCGCCGTGAACCCACCAGCCCGCCCGAACTTGAATACGAAACCGGGCGATTATGGTGCGCAAATGGCGGAAAGGTATTTTGGCAAAAAACAGTGATACTATTTTACTGATACCGAAAAAAGAATATTCCGAAACCCCCCTCAAAGGGTTTTGAGGTCGATTATCACGCCGCGACTATAAACAGGCGACCAGGCGAATAGCCTGAGACCCATTGCCGGGTTACAAACAGGCAAACCGACCGATAAACCGATATTTTGAGAGGGGTTTTATTATGCCTATCTATGAGCCTGTAGAACAGGCCGAAATCATTGAGAAACTTCCGGCGTGGGTGTATTTCGATGAACGCCGCGACCGAGACACTATCACTATCAAAACTGCGGGTTTGACCCGTGAGACTGATGGCCGTATCAAGGCCGGGGCTGCGCTCGTGCAAGACACGGACGGGACTTATAAGGCTGCGCCCGCCGGTACTGCCGAGAAACCGACTGTCGCCGCTGGCCTGTTGCTGTTTGACGTGTACGCCCCAGAGGGCGCTAAGACTGTGGCGGGTGTCCTGTTCACTCGTGGAACTGTAGCTAAGACCATGCCGAAACTTGCCGCTAACGTGGCTCTGCCTGCCACTATCCGAGTTAAGTAATAAGGGGGATAACTGAAATGATTGACTACTTACGAGAAAATGTTGATGCTGATTTGACCCGGTTCGTGCGTGAAGTCCCGAACCGCGCAGATTTCCTTTTGACTAGCCAGATTTTGCCGCCCGTGTCGGTACAATCCCCGCTATATAAAGTGAAAACCGCGGATATTACGATTTCGACCGCAAAAATGTGGGTACACAACACCCCCGCACCGTACTCGAATATCGATACGGCCCGGTCTGTCACTAAAGGCAATTTCCCGCTCATGGGCGGCAAACAGGCCGTCGAAGAATTCGAACTGATTTTCCAAAACATTGCCGCAGGCGGTAATCAACTCATGTTGGAAAACGCGGTTTATGACAATGTGAAGAATCAGGCGACCGCGATTTGGGCGCGCTTGGAGCTTGCCGCGGGTTCTCTGCTCGCTACCCGTAAGGTGGAGATTAACGAGAACGGGCTGATCCAGACTATCGCGTTCGATAAGGTCGCCGGTAAGACTATCGAGGACAATATCGCCGCGAACTGGACAGGCGCTAACGCGAAACCGTTGTCTGACGAGCAGGGTTGGGTTCGTGAACTGCGTAAAACCGGCGCACCTAAGCCCGGTATTGCTCTCGCATCTAGTGAGCTTATCGCGAAAATGTGTACCGCTAAAGAATACGTGAACCAGGTGTACACCGGGTCTAATGCCCCGTCTGCTATCGCCCCAACCCAGCTGAACGAAATCCGTGCACGCTGGGGGCTCGCCCCGCTGGTCGAGTACGATACGCAGGTGTTCGTGGACGGGGAAGCGACCCGTGTCCTGCCCGCTGACCGGCTGATTCTGTTGCCGAACGTGACGTTCGAGACTGTGGGTGAAACTCAGTTCGGTTTGACCGCTGACGCGCTCGTGATGACTACGGGCGGGAACCCGGCTCTGGAAGCGGTGGAAGCCCCCGGTATTGTGTCCACCAAGCTGGTGGAGCAAGACCCGCCTACTGTGATTACTCGCACGGTCGCGGCGGCGTTGCCGGTGCTGTCGAATCCGGGTCATTTTGTGACGGCGAAAATCGCCTAAGAGTTTCCCCCGTCTGCTGGGCTTTCTGTCAGGCCGTCCCACGGTAGGCGGGGGAATCCCCCCAAAATTCTTGGCTGGCTAATCTTCAACAGTTTGAGGGCTTTGCGGGGGTCTGTAGGGAGAAAGAAAAGGGGGCGGCCTCACTTAGCTGGTTGGTGAGGCCGCCACCCGAAAAGCCTAGAGGGGGCACGGGGTAATGGAGACTATTGAATGGGCTAAATCCTATCTCGGAGACGTAGACGAAGCCGACCTGCAGGAGCGTGTAGACCGGTTGGGTTCGATGCGTGCCGCCGTGATTGAAACCTTGAAACAGCGGCGCGCTAACATGCTCGGTACGGCCTTGTCGGTGTCTATCCCCGGCGCTGTATCCGTGTCCTACAAAGACAACATCACGGTGCTAGACCGGCTGATAAACGAACTCAGTAAAGGCGACCCGAATAACCCCCTTGCGGGTGACACGGTGCACCCGGTGACCATAACCCAGCTAGGCGACAGGTGGGGACGCTGATGGCATCTTATTTGTGGCCGCCGCTACCAGAGACCGACCCGAAAAGACTAAGGGAGAAAGTCCTAACCGCCCTATCGGGGGCGTGGCAAAACGCCCTGGACGAGCAGGACGCAATCCTAGCCCTGAAAGATACCGCGCCGCGCGTCCCCTACTATCGCGCCCTGGAACGGGTGAAACGTTTTCAGGGCTCTATCAAGGCATTTCAGGACGAGGTAGATGCACAGGCAGATGACTTCCTGGACATGATAGCGGGCGAATACGCTAGGGGCGCGAAACACACCGCGAAATGCGTCGGTGTCGGCCAGGTGGTTTGGGGAAACATGAACGAGTATGCTTTCCAATCCCTCGCATCTGATAGTTACGCCGATTTGCTACTCATGTCTGAGACTGCGGGGAAAACGTCGCGTGAGTTCGCGAAAATCGTACGCTCGCAAGCAGCACAAACTATTTGGGCTTCCGGCACGAATGAGACCGCGATCCAGGCCGGGCGACGGTTTTGGAAAAAGCTGGAGGAAAACCGTATCGCGGTAGTGATTTATCGGGACGGGTCGAGGCATCAGGTCGCGGATTATGCGGGGATGGTGGCGCGCACCAAATCCAAGACTGCGTTCAATTATGGGGCTATGGATATGGCTGAATCTGAGGATGTCCAATATATGGAGGTGGTGGACGGCCCGGATTGTGGCTGGGAATCGCATGATTCTATCGACTATGCGGACGGGTCTATACGCACCCTCGCGGAATGCCGCGAATATCCCTTATCTCACCCGAATTGTAAACGGTCTTTTATACCCGTGAGCCGTACCCTACGCCGGGAGATTAGCGACGCGGTACGGGCTGAAATGGAAGATGACGAGGACTACGAGCCTACCCTTACCATTCCCGCCTTGGAGCGGTTTAAGCAACGCACTACCAGATTGGGGATAGAACCATGACCGAAACGAAACACAACCTTTTGGTGACTTCGTGCCCGTGTGAATCCTGGTGCAGTCTCGACGGGGTCGAGTTCCCGGACGCGGAAGTCTATATCGAAATGACCAGGACGGGGACGTTCGCTAATATCCGCCTGCCGGTCGAGCTGGTCGCAGACATTAAACCCGATAGTGTCACAGTCGAGTGTCGCCCGCCGGTGGATGCGGAAGCCCTGGAACAGGAAATATTGGCTAACCCTGGTACGGGTAGGGCGTGGATAGTGAAAGCCGTCCTGGAAAAACTTGGAATCGGGGCGAAATAAATGCAGTTGTTTGATGTCGCATATTTACAGCAGTCCCTAGCAGGGATACTCGTGGACGAGGTAGAGGTCAGTAAACCGGGGGTTGAGACGTTTAACCCGGATACGGGCGAAACCACCCAGGGAGAAAACACCCTAATCTATCAAGGCGCATGTGCGCTGATACCTGAAACCCCGGCTAGTCCGGGGCCTTACCAGACTGTACCGAACAGTACAGACAGCCAGTATCGGCTTATTTTGCCGGTCACAACCGAGGGTGTTATCCAGGGGCTAGACGTGAGAATCGTCCGGTCTTTCCTAGCGTCTCAACGTGACCCGGAAATAACCCGCCGCCGGTTCAAAACGAAAGCGCCCGCCCCGGTCACGTCTTTCCCTGTTTTCAAGATTGTGCCGCTTGAGGAAACTGAAGGGGGCGTGTGATGGATTTAGTACAGTTTACGGAGAAAATGCGACGCGCCGCCAACAGAATCAACGGGTCGATGCTTACCGCGGTAACCGACTACGCCCAAACCCTAGAGGGTGAGATTAAAGCCAGGCAAGGGCATGAACCCGCCCCGAACGTGGTTACGGGTGACTATCAAGGCTCATGGTCGCATAATGCGATCCAGGCGGGGGAAACCGTTGAGGCCGTGGTGGGTACGAACAAGCCGCAAGCCCGCCGCCTGGAGTTCGGTTTTGTGGGTCCTGACCGGCTAGGGCGTGTGTATCATCAAGCGCCGCGCCCGCACGTTGCGCCCTCTATCGAGGCAACCACTAAAGCATGGGGAAAAACCTGGGAAGGGGTGATCGTGGATGCGCTCAAATAGTGTCTTAGATGAACTCAAAATCCTACTCGAAAGTATCGCCCCCGTAGGGGTGTGGACTGTCCCCGCCCAGCGTCCCCCGATGATAGTCCTCGACCTTGTGGGCGGTGGCATAGCGGACGCGACCCTGAAAGCCCCCGACAAGACCATTACCGTGCAGGTTACTGGGACGGGGAAAACCCCGCAGCAGGCGGCTTGGTTGATGGATAAGGCGATGGCAAGAATCCTCGCTCACCGGATTAAGACCGGGTGGCGCACCCAGTTCACTACATGGGGGATACCGCTGACCCCGCAGATTGATGGGTTTTATAGCTATGTAGGTCAGGTAAAGATTTGGGGGGAGGTGGAGGAATGATTACGAAAAAATCGAAACCCGAAGACCCGGAGTTTGTGGAGCTGGACACGATAACCGAGCCAGAGCCGCCGGTTGAGCCGGTGGAGGATTGCGGCTGTAGTAAATACGGGGAAACCCGCCGGATACAAATGCGCCACCCGAACCTTAATCAAATGATTGAGGTTAATCCGGTATCTGTCCCTAATTGGGAAAAAACCGGTTGGGAAACAGTCGAATAATGCTAAACGATTATCCGCACATATGCGGGATAAAATTGTTTAGGGACAACTAAATAAACACTAATCGCCATAATACGAAAGGACAATGATAATGGCACGCTTTATTCGCAGGGGTATTACTAAAATCATTTTCTTGAAAATGGTCGCTGACCCCGCTAAAGGACCGACCCGTCAAGAAATCCAGGCAGGCACAGATATCACTTGCTGGCCGTCCGAAATCTCCGGGTTTACTACTTCCTCTAATTCGGTGGATGTGCCGGATTTGTGCTCGAAGTTCCCGAAGAAGATTCCGGGCGCTATGACTATGGACGATTCGTCCATGACCATGTATGAGGATTTGGATAGTGAGGAAATCGAGACCTTATTCCCCGAAGGCGAGGAGGGCTACATCTATTTCATGCCTAAGGGCGATAAGCCTGCCTCGAAGTCTGGTGAACTGTGGAAGGTTCAGGTCGCGTCCACTTCCCGCAATTACACGGTGGGTGAAGACCCGGCAACCCTGGTTGTGAACTTCACCGTGACGGAAGCGCCGATTAAGGGGCTGGCTATCCCGGCCGCGGCATAGCCACAAGATTGCCTGATGTGAAAGATAACAAAAACAAAGTTTTGGAAAGGACGGCCTAGCGATGGGATGGACAGAGAAAATCGGGCGGTTGCGTGAACGCGAACTGCCTACGGTCGAGGTGCGAGTGGTCACTGATAGGGGGCTAGAGAAACAGGTCACGGAGGCGCGTGAAGCCTTGGAGGCGGCGCGTGAGGTGGCTTGGTCTGGCTACGATACGGAGGAGCAGGTTGAGGCTTGCCCCGCCGTGGTCGAAGCCCGCGAAAAAGTGGCACGGGCTGAGGCTGAGTTGAAAGCGTCCGCGCTCACATTCCGGTTCAAGACCCTACCGGCTGACGTGATGGAAACCCTACGATTCGAGGCATTCGCGGGGACGGACGATCAGGAGGAGCGTTTCGTGAATTTGACGAAACGTATCATGGTCGCGGCCTATATCCCGGAAGGGGATGGGGACGAAATGACCCTCGAAACCGTGAACCAGCTCGCTCAGGTTTTGACCGATGGGGAATGGAAATCCCTACAATCCGCCGTTCTGTCCAACTCGCAAAATAATAATCTGACCTGGGAGATTGTGGGAAAAGACTAGCCGAGGATTCGGGTCTGCTCGCAGAAATGGAAATCTGTGAGCAGTACCGGATTCCTCACAGTTTCTACCTCGGCGGGGCGTGGCGGTGGACAGAAGCAGATAGGGCGAAAGCAATGCTATATCGGAAGTGGAAAGCTGAGGCTTGCCCCCGGTGCGGTACACGGCCAGCAGACTGGGAGAAAGACCCGAACTATCGGGTGGCTGATACTGTCCGGTGCGAGGGCTGTGCCCGTCTTGATGAACTGCAAGACCAGGTGAAGAACCCGCCGCGCGGCACTTCGGTGGGACTTTTCCCGCCGGATGTGGTGATGGCGAAACTCGATAAAGAAGAATAAACAGGCTGGAAGTTGAGGGATTTAGATGGGTGACACTTTTGTTCTTGATGTGAAAATCCGGGGCGATGCCGGGTCGCTCATCTCAGAAATGGGTAAATCCGGTGCAGCCGCGAAAACCCTCAACAGTCAGCTGAAAAACGTCGGTGTAGGTATCGGGGCGGGTAAAGCAACCTCCGCCCTGGGCGGTATGCGTGGCGCTATGGTATCCACCGGGGCGGCCGCTATGGCTATGGCTGACCAGCACGGGGCGGCCATGTCCAGGGTAGGCACAGCCGCGCTAGGTGCGGGCGCAGCCCTGACCGCTACCGCCGGGCTTGCTATCAAGGCCGCGAATGATTGGCAGTCCGCCTGGACGGGCGTAACCAAGACCGTGGACGGCGCGGATTTGGGCGGTGTCCTAGAAGGACAGCTGCGGGGATTGGCTCAAAAGTTGCCTGCGTCTCATACAGAGATAGCGGCGGTGGCTGAGGCCGCCGGGCAGCTCGGCGTGAAACGCCAAGATGTAGCCAGCTTCACTAAAACCATGATTGACCTGGGCGAATCCACAAACATGTCTGCGGATGTGGCGGCGACCCAGATAGCTCGATTTAACAATATTATGGGCATCGCCAATTCGCAGGCTAAGCATTTGGGTTCTGCGATTGTGGACTTGGGCAACTCGAACGCCACCACGGAATCCGAAATCATGGATATGTCGATGCGTATCGCCGCCGCCGGGCGACAGGTGCGCATGACCGCACCCGAAATTCTAGCTATGTCCGCGTCCCTTACCTCTGTCGGTGTAGGTGCTGAGGCCGGTGGCACGTCCCTATCCAAGTTCTTTGTGCAGATGGATAAAGCGGTGTCTCGGGGCGGGAAAGACCTGGAGGTTATGGCTAAAACCGCCGGGATGACCTCCGACCAATTTAAGAAAATGTATGAATCCAAGGGCGGCGCGGCTAAGGCTTTTACCGAGTTCGAAAAAGGGCTCGGGAAAATGATTAAAACCGGCAAGGGCGCGAACGAGGTCATGGAGGATTTAGGCATTAACGAGGTTCGCCTAACCATGGCGTTGAAGTCGATGGCCCCGAATGCGGAGATGATCGCGAAAAACATTGACCTCGCTACGAAAGCCTACGAGGCTAACGACAAAAATAATGCCCTGATTATTGAGGCCTCGAAACGGTATGCGACCGCGGAATCCCGCATGGCTATGGCTAAAAACCGTATCGTCGATTCGATGATTGATATGGGGCAAGCAGTCGCCCCGTTGGTGGCTGACACAGTGGAGGGGCTGTCTAAACTCGTGTCCGGGTTCACGGCGCTACCTGGACCAGTAAAAGAGGCGGTTGGTGTTTTTAGCCTGTTTGGTGGCGGCGCTTTGCTCGCTGTGGGTGCTGTCGCTAAATTTTTGCCGATGCTCGTAGAGCTACGCAAAGCTATGGCCGAGATAGGGCTCATGTCGATGTTCAGCGGTATGGGCGGCAAAATGAAAGGCGCACTATCCGGGATTGGGACTAGCCTGGCTGGTACGGCTATCGGCGCTAAGGTCGCTGCGGGCGCTTCCACCGCGGGGGGTGCACTAGCCGGGTTCGGCGCGGCCGCTAAGGGCGCGGCGGTCGCTGCAGCACCTTTAGCCGGTGCAGCCGCCGCAGTAGGCGCGGCGATGCTCGCGGCAGGATGGGGGACTGAGAAAGCCGCCGCGGCGCTACAAAACATGTATTCGGGGGCTAAACCTGTCGCGGGTGAGCTGGCTAATATCGAGCAGGTTTTTAACCGGGTGCAGGCTGGGGGTGATGCAGCCGCCTTAATGTTCGGGAATGTCAGTTCTAGAATGTACGATTCTACCCAGCAAATGCGTTATGCGGTAGACAATATTGGCAATAAGTCGTTTTTCAAGTTCCTTGAAATGCCGTCCCAGGACGATATTAACGCCGCGGAACGGCTCACGTCCGTGCTGAGCGCAATGGCTAATACCGACGTGTCTCAAACCACCGAGGCGATGAAACAGCTTTTAGCGGCGGGTTCTGGTAATAAGCTCGACAATTTTACGGGGATGCTCGACAAAATGCCCGAACTACGGTCGCATTATGAAGAGCTTGCGAAGTCTATGCACCTGGCTACTGATGACCTGACCTTGATGAAAATCGCGACCGGCGAAATCGTGCCGGTTTTCGACGGTGCGGGTAATGCGGTCGCGAAAACCGCGATGGAAGCCGAACAGCTGCGTGACGTTTTCGGGAATTTGCCCCCTACGAGCGAGGAAGCCGCGGAGGCTTTTAAAAAAACGTGGGAGGCCGCGGAGCAAGCCGCCGCCGGATTCATCAAAATAGGCGAAAACGCTGATAAAGGCTTGAACGCGTGGCATGACGCGATGATGAAGCAGGGCGAGGCAGTTCGTGAATGGGGCGCGAACATGCTGCAAGCCCAGGCATTGGTAGACACGGGTCAGCTGTCCGCTCAGGCTCTGGCAGGGCTGGAATCGATGGGACCGGAGGGCGCGAAAATCCTGCAAGAAGCCCTTACCCAATGGAACGCCGGATCAGCCGCCGGGCTACAGCAGCTTAACGAGGGTTTCGGGGTCATGGGCGCAGGAGCGGCGGCCTCATTCGCTGACGCGTTCACTGGAGCAGATACAGCGCTTTTGACTGCGACTATCATGCAACAACAGGGGGGTGAGGCGGCTCAGGCGTTCAGTCAGGCTTTAGCCTCGGGGATTCTGCAAAATAGTGAGGACCCTTTCGCGGCGATGCAGCAGCTTGCTTCGCAGGCCAATATTAAAATCCCGGTCGGTGTGGAGACTGACCAAATTCATTCTGACCTGGAAGACATGAAGGTCGCTATTGACCAGACTACGGGGTCGGTAAAAATCACTGGGATAGATGATGAAGCCCGGGCGAAGCTGGAGGAATTGGGTGTAGCGATTGACGGGAAAACCGGGGCTGTGAATATTACGGGGCAACCGGATGAAGCCTATGCGGTTTTGCGTGCTTTAGGTGTGGATATTGACCAAACCACGGGCACGGTGCAGGTGCATGGGGATACAGGTATCGCTAGGAACGCTATCACAGACCTAGTGAATCAAAAATACACTGCTGAGGTGGATGCGAAAGCCAATTTGAGTTCTTTGAGCCTGGTACGAAGCAAAATTTCTTCTGCCCTAGCAGGGATTACTGTACCTATCACGGGGATTCTCACGGGCGCGGTGAACCGACTCACGGGTGGGAAACACGCGGCGGGCGGCTATATTACGGGTCCTGGTACGGGGACATCGGATAGTATTCCCGCGTGGCTGTCCAATGGTGAATATGTGATGCGGGCGGCGGCGGTACGCAAATACGGGGTGAGTTTTATGCACCGTATTAACCAGAACCGGTTCGCTAAGGGCGGCGTGGTCGGGTCTGCCAAGTTCGCGACCGACCCGAAAAAATGGTGGGACGAATTCGGTAAGGCTGCGTCTAATACGTTTGAGCAGTTTGCTGTGCCGAGTATTTCGACTGTGCAAGCCACGAAAGATGTGCGGCCTGAATTGTCGGATAAAACAATGAATGTTTTATATTCGATAGAGGAAATCCTGAAAACAATATCGGGCAATACCCAAAACTTGCACGAGTTTAATGTGTCTAAAACATTCTCGGACAGCTACAGCAGTTCTAGCAGTAAAACTTATTCTTTCGATAAGCCTGCGAAGGAAAAGACCCGTGACACGGAGAAAGATAAACAGCAGGCTGAGGAAAAAGCGTTACGACAGTATGAATCTTTGATGGATAAAACTCAGTCGTATGCGGACAAAATCACTAAAGCGTTCGAGACGTTGCAGTTGATTTCTAAACTTTTAGAGCCGGTCGTGCCAAAAACTAATAAAAAGGGTGAGGTTACTGATGCGGCTCGCCAATCTGCCGCAGAGAAACAGCAATCCAATTATGAGAGGGCTGTCGAGAAACTGATTAGCCTACAGAACACTATGGGCGGCCTATTGACTGGGTTCGCGAAGTCGTGGCAGGTGCAGGGACATGAAAGGTCTTTGCTGGATGAGAATGGTAAACCGGTCGTGTGGGATACTGGCGGGAAGATTGATAAAACCTCGTCTCGTGAACAGGTGATGGCGCTCATCAATTTCCTGCAAAATGGGTTTAAAGGCCTGTTTGATGAGCTGGGCCAGGTCAAGGGGACGATGGGTCAGAAGGCTTCCCCGTTGGAGATTATGAAACAGCTCGGTTGGGACATTCTCGGCAATATTCAGGCCGGGAAAGACCAAAAATATCCCGGTCTGGCGGCGGCTGTCGCTCAGGCCGTGAAGCAAGCCCCGCCGGACACGATCACTCAGAAGCTGGTTCAGCCGGTGGGTGAGATAGCTGAGGCGCTGAAAACGGTGGCAAGCGCGCCGTCTGTGACCCGTACCGGGGGGGATGGTGCGCCGGTTATCACGTCTCAACTGGTATCTGATGTGGTGAATCCGGAAACCCCGGCGGCGGCTGCCAGTAGTGTCCCGGACTATGGTGTGCTCGCTAAAGGCATCCAGGATTTGCAGCAGAAGGCGACAGATACGTTTAATATGCTCATGTCGAGTCGTATTACGGTCACGCCGGAAGTCCAGATTGTGAATATTGATGATATTCAAGCCCATGTGCGTGTGATAGTGAAAACAAAACTGGATTATTCGGATTTGCAGGCGCAGGTTAATGATGCTGTGAATAGTATTACTCCGCCCCCGATTATGGTGCCGATTCAGGCCGGGGCTTCAACCTTATAATGATAGTGAGGAGGTGGACTGATAGTGTTGAATGTTGAAGCGATACCGATGCCGGATATTCTCGCTGTGCGTTTACGGTGCGATAGTGACACTATGGTTCGCCGGATTGAGCGGGAGACGGATACGGGCTGGGTTCCGATTCGGACTATTGCCGGGACTTTACCGCAGGTGACTATTGTGGTTGAGGATTATGAATGTCCTTTGAATATGCCGGTTAGGTATAAGGTTCAGGCTGATAATAATCCGGCAAAGTTTATTACCGTGAAAGTGGATACTAGCAAAATCTGTTTATCTTTGCCGCATATGCCAAAGATTAGTGTTGTTTTGCCTACGTTTTCGGACTATTCGGAGTCTCGGAAAATGCCCGGCTCGACCGATTTGATTATAGGGCGCACAGACCCTTTGGTGACTATTTTGCCGTTGCAGAAAAGGCAGGGCGCGCTCAAATTTACGTTTGACGACTATTCGGACGCGGTGACAGTACAAAACCTCTATGCGCAAGGATATCCGTTACTTTTACGTCAGCCGTGTAATCCTGGCCTGGACTTGTATCACACCGCCGAATCGACATCTATCACACCCCGGTTCGAGCAAGGGGTTCGGTTATGGGAATTGTCGGTTTCGTATGTAGAACAGAATATTCCCTCCGGCGACCTGGTGGGCACTATCGGATGGGATTATCTGGCTCTCGCTAATCGGCATCCCGATTATGTGGATATGGAATCCTCATATAAAGATTACGGTTATCTATTGATGGATATGGTGTTAAATGGCTGAGATTGTTCCCGCGTCTATTTGTGCACCGTTCCCGGCTGAGACTGAGGAGCGGGTCAGGGTCACGTCCCTTATCCATAAATGGGTTTTCACCCTAGAGGACGGCAACCTGATATATGTGTTAGAGCCGCAGTCGAATTGTAGTATCACGTTTGATGAGAATTGGGCACCGTATGCACAATTGCAGGGTAGTTTCCGGTGGGTGGATGATAACGCACGCCAGAGGCTCGACCCGCGTTTACCGTCGATGATACGTGTAAAAGCGGGCTATGTTTGGGGCTACAATACGGAAAACGTTTACGACATGGCGGTGCTACATTTGCGGTCTGCCACTATTTCCGCGCCGTCGATGGATGTAGAAATCACTGCCGCATCCTCCGAGTGTGAATTACAGGATTATCTCTGGTATTTGGCTTCGGATGCGCCCGTACCTACCGGCAACACGAAGACCGCGTTAGCGTGGTGTCTCGATAACGCGCACAATCGTGAGCCATTCGTCGCGGAGACTAACGGGGGGGCTGTGAAACTTCCCCCGGATGGTGTGAAGCGGGGACAAAACATTTGGGATTTAGCGCGGGATATTGCCGCCGGGGGCAACACCTGGTTTTATCATGACGGCCTGGGGCAATGGCATTTACGACCCCGCCCGATACCAGTATCCACTGCGAAAACTGTGCTACAGACCGGACCGTCAGGGACAATTATCAGCTATCAGATTGGGCAAGACCGTGAGCAGTACGCGGACGGGCTGATCGTGCGACATAAATGGTCTGAGGGGTCTGGGTCTAGCTCTACCTCGAAAGAGGTGACTGGTAAATCGTCTATCGCGAATCCGACCCGGTGGAGGCTGATTGATCGGGATACGGCTATTGACCAGGACGGGGTGAATGCTGAGGCTAAAACGTTGCTGGCTCGCTATATGGATAGGCGCAGGACGGTGGAGGTCACGGCTAAGGCCGCATATTGGGTGCGGCCGGGGGACACGGTGAGCCTGAAAGTTCCGGGGTTGGAGGCTTTAGCGCGCGTGTCGCGTGTGCAGTTTACGTATCCGGCTGGCCGTATGCAGGTACGGCTTGTCCTTCCAGAGAGTGAGCCAATATTATGAGCCTTTTAGCCTATACGCCGCCTAATTTGCAGTCGCCGCCGTATGCGTCTAAGGACATTCAGACGCTCGCGGTCGCTGTCGAGGATTATGTTGAAGTGCTTACGCCTACTATTCCCCCGCTGGTGGATAGGATTAATAAGCTCAAATCGAGGTTTGATAATATTAATAGTCGTATACCTGGTTTAGGGGGATAATATTATGCCTAATACTGTGAAACGTAATTATCCGTATCCGGCTTTGCAGGGTGAGCCGCCGAATATTCCGTTAGCGTTAGAGAATCTTGCTAACGCGATTGAGACTGATTTGGAGAATGTGACGGCACAAATACCGGCGGGTACGGTTAACGAGTTGGAGTCTCGCGCGGCGTTGATGGAGGGGCGGCTTAC